CCACCACAAATCTCTTATGTTTGGACATATCTTGATACCGGTTCTTCAACTGCTTAATCATGTATTGATTCAACTTTTCGAGTTCTTCCGTACTAATAATCGCAGCAAAGAAATCAGCGGTTGCCGGGAGACCAAACGATTCAGAGGTATCTGTTAAATCAATATCGCTATTATCATACCCAGCGCGGGTCGTTTGAGTAGCCGACACCACTGGGACTACCTGTTCAACTCCTAATCCACGCAATTCTTCAGCAATCGATTTCACGAAAGTATATGAGTTAACGCTACCCCCCGGCTTCATTCGTGATGATGCACAGATATTAAGATAGTCCACAAAAATAATGTCCGGCTTAAATGACTTCTTCAACATCAACTCATTCAACAAGGCTCGGAAATGCAATACTGAGGCTGAAGCAGTTGGATATTCCTTGATTATCAATTTCCCATGGGTCTTCAATCGTAAATGACCAATCCGTTTGTCGTATTCTGCCTTGGTAATGTCCTGTAAATCACTGATCGGGGTATTTAATAAGTTCGCATCGATTCTTTCCGCGATTCGTTCTTCTGCCATTTCAAGAGTGATGTAGAGAACATTTTTACCTTGAGATAATGCGCTTGCGGCCAAATGACACATCAACAAGGTTTTTCCAACACCAGTTCCAGCCAAGAAAATATTCAACGTCTTAACCGAGAATCCTCCGTTCGTGATCTTATTCAAATAGTCAATATCGAACGGGATCTTCTTTTCTGTCTGGTGATAAAAATCATATCGCTGATCCGACTGAAGGAAATAATCATGGCCGACATGAGGATCAAATGATACGCTCAACGCCTTAACGAACAAATCTGGAATAGAATCCTTAGTCTTCTTGTTCTTATCTTTGTTAGTATCATCCATAATAGACACGGCTTCGAGCGCGGCATTGTATAAAGCCGAATCTTTACAAAACTTTTCTGTCTGATCGAGTAACCATCCAATGTCAGTTGGTTCGGTTCTACTCGAATGAATCGCTTTTAGTAAATCTATCGCATCTCGTACATCATCCTCCTTCAACACATGAGCCTCAGTCAATTCAATCACTAAGGCTTCATGGGTTGGTGGATTTTTGTATCGATCAATGAAACTGGCAATGTACGTGAACACCAATTGCTCATTCTTCTCCTTAAAGTATTCACTTCGCAAGAATGGGGCAACTTTCCTCATGTAGGATTCGTTATAAATCAGATTCTTTAGAATCGTGGTTTCTAATCGTTGCATATTCCCCTTTATCCGACATCATTATTGAAACTAGGATATTTCCGATGTAGGTCTTGAATTCATTAGTTGTCAGGTGTATACCAGGATCAATTTCAGGCGGATGGTCATACACCATATAGTTAAACGAAAGAATGGCTTTGTCATCCACCGTTGAAATTTTAACCAGATCGTAGTAGTATACCACACCAGAATACTTGGTGTCAATTAATCGTACTGCGACGGCTGGCTCAGTTCCAACCATGACATCAATTAACTGGTAGTCAACACCCTCTTGGAGTACTCGATCAATCGTCTTCTTCCTTGACCATTTCTCCGTAAGCCACTTGATAACGCTTCTTAACAAATTCATTAAACTCCTCCTTCGATAGGATATCCTTCCAAAATTCTGAGGTCTTAGTATCCGCTTCCCTCACTCGCGTAGTGGCCCCCTTCTTCATATACCAACCAGGAGCCGGTTTTGTGACAAACCCACCCTCCAATGCGATATCAAGCAACCCAGAATACATTTCAATCCCACCCTCATACAGTACAGTGATATTGAATTTTGATTTCTCTTTGACATATCGGGACTTCTCACTATTCAGAGTAAAATTGAAACCGGCCACATTTCCATCCACCTTCTCCTGCTGCCGTCCAACAATCCAAATGGTATCGGCGGCATAATACCCACCTGTGCCCCCTCCGACAACATCTTTTGGGTACATCCCAATTTCTTTGTATGTATGATTCACCACCACCATGGGGATATCTTTAATACGGAGATGGGGGTTTATCATCCGAAAGAGAGACTTGATCGACTTAGCCCGTGACATATCCGCAACAGTTTTTCCTTCCAACGTATCATCAACCTCTTTCACTGAAGCCAACTGACCCAATGAATCGATGATGACAAGAACCTTATCTCCACGCTTGAAGTCTTTTAATTGCACCATCACATCATGCTTTAACTGTTCCACATCCACGATTGGAGTGTGAAGAATCCGTGAAGTGTCAATCCCCAATGAGGAGAAATAATTCTTCGGAGTGCCAAACTCCGAATCATAGAATAGTATGGCCCCCTCTGGGTTCTCTTTCAGAAACGCCCGAACCAACAATAATGCCAACATGGATTTGAAATGCTTTGAAGGACCGGCAATCATCGTGACGCCTGCCATGAGTCCGCCCTTCAAATCCCCCGCCAATGCAATATTCAAAATAGGAAATTCAGTCGGAATCATTTGAGTGTCCCCATAGATTTCAGAATCATCTATGGCAGACGAGATTTCAATTGTGGTATTCTTCTTAAGCCGTTCCATCATCGATGACATAGACACCTCTTAAAATTTATTCAGTGTGGCAACTACCGCCGAAAAAATAAAATCCTTCGTTCGTTGTTCTGGGGGAAGTTCGTTATAGGGTCGCATGCATGGGTGAGTCTTGAGTGCTTCATTTTTCTCCGTCCCATATACCCACCCCTGCTCTTTCTTCTTTTTAAGCCAATTTTCATGTGAGAGGCGGGGAGAGGCATCGGGATTTTTCAAATGAAATTCTACTCCATTCGTCACCACTTCCTGATGATCTTTACTCATTAACCGCCAAGGCAATTGGCTATAATCCCCCAATGAATGACAATAGGCTCGGTTCGCTTCATGGGCAGTTTCCGCAATCTGTTCGGTTGTCAACTTCATAAACTTTTTCCTCCCTCGGTTGTTACCATCACAGGATAAATCCCATTTCTTAATGAGCCCCTACAATTCGGTGAGGGGCAACACATCGATACGACTATAACCAGTGGATCATCCTCCGCTACAAAATGTAATGAAGAAGGAGAATACTCTTCTCCACATCGATAACAATGCAACACATCGATAACAGTAAACCCCTCACTACTCAATTGATCTTTAGTCATGAGAAAAATCCCTCCAGGGTGTATTGTTTTTCAGTGTGCCATCCAATCGCATCCAAGATAATCTTCAGAGGATCTATAAAGGTCTTCTCAAACTGAACTTTATAATCTACCATACTCTCAAGCGCCAACTCTTTTGGTATCCGGGTGGGGAATGCAATAATCGGGGACCCCAATGTATTCGGCTCTTTAAGCGCGATGAACTTGATCTTCTCCCCACTTCGGATTGTTTCATACTCCACCTCTAGCCGGTGTTTTTGAATGAAATAATTGTAAATCAATGCCCCCTTCACATGCATCGGAGTCCCTTTTATGTAGATGTGTTTTAGATCCCGGTATTTTTCCAACCCGTTCACACTACGTGGAGAAGCAATGTCCTGAAGAGGGAGAGTATAGAACATAGTCCGAAACGTGTTAATGAACTCAATTAGTTCCTCTTCAGTCCCAGAAATAATAATCTTCAGTGCCTCTTTAATCTTATCCCGGCACACGGCTGGAGTAGAAGACTTGATCGCCTCAAGTCCTTGGATCTTGAGTTTAGGTTCCAGATAACGAACCCCCTCTTGATCCCACACATTCAGAATATACCGCTTCTTAGCCGTCCAAATGGCAGTATCCACCAGGCTTTCTCGTTTCATAACCATCTTCTGAGCATAGGCGTGAACGTACTCAGCCAAGTCACTAAACGAAGTATCGATGAACTTCTGAAACTTGTTACATACTTTATCCATCCAATTCACACATTTTGTCTTATCCGTCACCGTTCCAAAAACCTGCTCAACCATCGGCCCCAAGTGAACATAAATCGAATCGGTATCGGATGCTAAAATATAATCACGATCATGAGTTTTCAACAGCGTGTTGAGATGGTTATTCAACCGATCCCCAATCCACCGAATACTTAATTGCCCCGCGAGAGTCACCGCCTCAGCAATCCTGATATCAAAGAACCGGAAATATTCATTCCCCATCGCCCCGTAAGCAGAATTCAAATTCACCTTCTTCGACAACTGTAGATTCTTATAGCGAGAGATCAGATACTCCAACTCCTTCTTTCTTACTGGATCTTGGCACTTTTCCTTTTCCTTTTCGGCCTCAAGTTGTTTCTTCTTATAGATGACACGAGCATCATACATCTTCTGCATGATTTCAGCCAAGAACCCCTGTTTGTGAGTGCGAAACAACTGGCCATTCGGAGTGATTGTGCATCCTTGTAGTTTTGATAGATCGAGTTTCTTATCTAGAAAGGATTGAACGGAAATCTGTTGTCTGAGTACTTCCTTCATGTCTTCCGTATACTCAGATGGATCAATCAACATATCAGGCGAGAGATTGTACTGCATGATGAGGTGGGGGTAGAGGCTGTTCAAATCGTAAGAGGCAACCCAATTAAATTTTCCAATCAACGGATCTTTGACATACGCCCCCTCATAGGCTTTTGATTTGTGGTGGTCCCTCTTCGGAGGGACCACAATGTTCTTACGCCAGAGGTGGTTGTAACAAATCACATCCCACATACGAACTTGGGAAAACACGTCTTCATAATTCGTCTTGTTATCGTAGGCAAGCGTTAATGCCATCTCAATTAATCGCCCCTTGGCATTCAACCGCTCCACCAACTCCACGTCATGAATGTTATACTCGATAAACTTCTGAAAATTCTGTTCATATAAGTGGTGAAGGTTATCATATTCGGAGTAGTCTAACTTCCGCTCTTTCAATTCCACATGAGCAATGCGGTCGAGTTTATATGATTCTTGGCTGGCATTTGGAGCATACTTCCGAAACAACTGCATGTAGTCGAGAGTGGAAATGCCGAGGAGGTTGTATATTCTCTGCGGCTTTCCGTAGAAGGTTTCTTCACGAGCGATGATTCCCCCCCACGGTGATAACATTTTGGCTTTCTCTTCCCCGAACATTGGAAGCCAACAAATACGGCCCACCAAGTAGGGAATATCGAAAGTCTTTACATTCCACCCCGTTACCACATCAGGGGCTTCAGCACTCCACACACTCAAAAATGAATCGATCAAATCATACTCATCACTACAATGATGATAACGAACGTCTTTTCGATCCGTCTTGAATTCCCCGCAAGCAAAGACCTCATAAAATGAAGAATTAGAGAATTTTACGGTAATTGAGGTGATTGGATTGGAACATCGGTCAACGCTGGGGTAACTATCCTTCGTCCCAACTTCGATATCGATGTAAGCGATAACAACATCATTCATCGACCAATCAATAGTCTCTTCGGGATGCTGCTCAGTGATATAAGAATACTCGAACTTGGTATTCCCATGAATATCAAATCCCTCAACTCCTTCATATTTCTTAATGAAGTCACGAGCCTCGTAGATAGAATTAAAGGCAACTTCATCAAGTGAATTGCCGTGAAGATCGACCCATTTACTTTGGTTGTTGGTGAGATGGGAGGAAATAAAAAGGGAAGGAGAGTACTCGCGCTTTAAGCGGACTCTCCTTCCATCCTCAATACCCCGATAGCAGATGTATTTTCCGTGGCAAACCACGTTCGTGTAGAATTTCATATTATAAGACCCCTATGAGAAGGGGACACTTTATCACAAAAAAGATAAACAATCAAATACTATTTTACAAGTCCACCAGTGAGAACGATCCCGCTGCCATATTGTGTGTTGTACGCATTCAACAACTCGGTATTGGGGGTGGTTACCGTCATCACATCAGAAATGGAAAATGGCATCCCAGTTTTCCACTCATCTGTATACTGGAGGAAAGGAGAAAACCCCATCGAGACTCTTCCCTGTTCTTGCGGCTTTCCTGGTTCTGGCCCAATAAACACCAAAGAGACCGGCTTTATAATCACCAGTTTTTTATTCTCTTCATCCTGCATCACTTCACCCACAATCTGAATCCCCGCATTGAAGACCACTAATTTAACGTTCATCAGTCACCTTCCCCTCTTCCAAAGATAATTGAACAAATGGTGAGTAATCAGCCGGTTTCCATCCTGCCGGTTTCAGGATTTTTCCATCAGGACGACGAAGAAGTTTCCCCGTGTCGGGGTCGATTTGGAGTTTAGAGAGATTTTCCCGCGTCAACGTCTGCCATCCATAATGAACATCATATCTCTTTGCGATGCAGAATCCCAAGGTTACCCACACAAGATCCAGGGCTTCTTTGAAAATATGCGCCTCATCCTTTCCTTCATCAATCGCATCCATCAACTCGGTATATTCTTCTTTAATGAATTGAAGATAGAGCGGAGGAATATCAGGGGAGGTTGGCTCAAGTCTCGCTATATTCCCATGAACCTTATATTGAACATGTTCTCCCTGCCGCATGAACGTAAACACATCATTTTCATCAACCATGTCACTCCTCCATCATGTAGTTATTGAATAAGACCGACTTGATACACTGTTTTCTTCTCGATTCGAGTTGCTGTGAGACATTCTTTCTTATTGTTATCAGATACAAAGGAGACATGAACCCATCCAGAATTCGGTTGACCGGGGGTATAAAATTCAAGAATCACTTGGTGGTATATAGGGAGATTGTCCCGACACCACACAGCAAGATCATAGTTCGACACCCCCTCAATTTCAAAATCCACTGCTTGCCCCAAACAATGTTTGCTTAACCGATCTACTGTAGTGGTGATCGGGTTGATTGCCATATTCAATGCCAGTGAACGATATCCCGAATTAATTCGCACCGGCTTATTGAAATGAAGGCGAACCGGCTCTAACACCTGTTCGCAAAGCAAGGTCAAATTTCTTATGTGAGATTGAGTAGGAGAGTTATCAATGCCCAGTCGAGTGGCCGTGTCAGAACGAGTCATTTCTTCGAGGGTGAAGTGTTCGGTAATTTTAGTCGCCATGAGACTCCTTATGTCCACAAACATGATCGGTACTTAATGAGAAGGTGCAACATCTCCGTATCCTCAGCCTCATATTTATCTTCAAGTTTTTGAACCGCATCAAAGTACTCTCGTTGAGTATCAGTGAAGGTAATAATTCCATTATTATTTCTGGCATCATGAATGAGATCTGAGATTTCAATAGGACGATACAGGTCATAGGGGTCAATTCGATTTGGTCGAGTCCGTGTCCAGAACTTATAGAGATCAAATATCACACGAGCGGATTCGGCTTGACTGGGATGTTCATGAATAAGTTTCATTTCCCATCGAAGACGATGGAGCCCCTGAAGAGCGTTACGATATGAAGGAAGAAACCAATGAAGCACTGGTATAGTGTGAAGAGTATCGAGGACTTTTTGCCAGGGAGTAGTGAAGTAATTTGAATTCATTGCTGCACATTCAATTTCTACATAGTCCACAAGCAATTGGAACATGGCATAGAGCATACGATGATCGGTGTCATGATACTGACCGATGCCAAATTCTTTATTGGTGATGGTGATTTTATGAGAAGGATTAATCCAACGATTGTGGATAGTAGGAAGAAGACCATAATCAAAAATAGACATAATTCACCATTGTAGCAACCGTTAGGGAATCATTATCACGCTTCGCGCTGGCCTCCGCGAGGACGCTTCGGCCAGAACCCAATAGGAAGTTTCTAGAGGACTTAAGAACCTTAAGATCTTATGTACCTTAAGAACTCTCTCCTGATATGTATATGCGTTTTTTCTAAAAATAGCCACATTAGAGAAAATTAATGTGATTTTAATGTTGTACTAATCCAATTCTAATCTTGGTCTAATCTAATTCTAATCTTTTCTCAATTAGACCCCTATTTTGAGAATTAACTTGGGATCTTTTTTCCAATCGTGTATTTAGCGACAAGTTTCCAATCAGGTTTCTCTGCATACGTGAGAATCTTGATATGGTGTAGGGGAGCCGAGGTTACCATGACATCGTGGTTCATAATGGTCACCAGGCCCCATTCTTCGAGTAATTTGGCGATAGTATTGCGTCTGGCAATATCGCTTTCACTGATAGTAGACGGCTTTCCATCCAAGGCAAATAGTTCCTTGAAATGGGTGACGTAATACTTTCCGCGTTTATGGAGAATATGGCAGGATTGGTAGAGAATCCTGTCGTTTTGTGACGCAACCCCGATACGACTGAGGGTTTCGCGCACTTTATGAAAATCGTCTGGGGTGTTAAGGGAGACTTGGATGAAGGACGTTAGATCAATCATAGTAACCTCATTATCTGTGATGATGAAACCGATGGTGAGGTTATTTATGATTTCTTAGATTTGGGGGGACCGCCTGTTGCAGTGGATTCTACGATAAGATCGAGTTGATCCTGTGTTAGGGTATTGATAATTTCAAGAGCCTTCGGGGTTGAGCATTCAAAGAGAGTCTTCACTGAGGTAAGAAGATCATCGGTGACCGGCTTAATCCATTTATGGAAGGGGCGCTTTCTCTTGCGGATGGAGTGGAGAAGATAGTGGTACTGGAGTTTCTTGTCGATGAATGAACATCGGTTCATATCGTTCGCTTGAAGGATACAGTCTAACTCATAGGATAATGCCCGGTTGACTACAAAAGGGACATACTCCTTCTCCGACTGGGGATCGGTAAGAAGATCCTGTTTTCCAAATTGGATCTGATTTACGAAGTCAAATGGATTCATTTAGATAAATCTCGTTAGACTGTCTTGAGGAGTATCGGGGATAGACTTTATATATTTCTTCGTCTCCCTGTTCCATAAGACGACTAATGGGGTTGGTGGTGTATAGGGAATGTCCATTTCATTGATATCAGCGATCACTGTTCCAATATTTGTGGGGAATGTGCATAGAATCCCATCATCCTTCATAGACAAATAAGGAGTTAGGGTTCCGGTAGAGATGACCAGTATCCCTCTATTAGAGACGCATAATAGGGTGTCCGCATAATCTTTTGGAAGGCAGTCCCTTTTAGTCCCATTGCTATTGAATAGTTTTATACTGATATTCGGATACAATGATCCTGTTTTAGTGAAAATTGAATTGGAGGTATATTTCACTTCCAATGTGAGGTTCCCTAGTTCTGGTATGATGCAATCACAACCAGGTCTCCCCACATATTTTATTTTGTCATCACTGAATGTTTCTATTGCATTGTGAATGACGTTTGCTTTCATGGATCTGAGATCTGGCGGATTCAATGTTCCTTTGAGAGAATTTATCAACATCCCAAGTTTAGTGACATTGAGGTTAGTTTTGATGTAATCGGCTATCACATTAATTGCGACTGGCTCACTCATAGAAATTCACACTGTAACATCAGTTCGGTGA